ATGTCGGAGACAGCGGAGAATATCTTCCTTCGGAGACTGATCGGCAAGTGGGTCTCGGGCTTCTTGGGCTTGCGAATCTGCTCGCTCGACATGGGGTCAGCTATGCCGAGTTCGGACAGGCTCTAGACGATGTGAACAATGATCGGGTAGTCACCCAGACTGCTGCCCATGTGCTCGCTCAAGAGCTTCGTAACGGCATCGAACAGGCTGCCCAGGTAGCTCGCTTCAACTGCATGGATAGGGCCTTTGCAATTGCTCCTACAGCCTCCTGTAGCTACCGCTATAAGGACCTTGATGGATACACCACCTGTCCTGAGATTGCACCTCCCATTGCCCGTCAAGTAGACCGTGATAGCGGTACCTTTGGTGTCCAGAGCTATGACTACGGTCCTGTTGAGATCGCGTCAGAGGTTGGCTGGGAAGCATATAAGAAAGTAGCAGACGGTATTGTCCGTTTGCTTGATAAGACTGGGCTTCTTCATGGTTACTCGTTCAATAGTTGGTCCGATGTGGTCACTTACGACGAAGCGTTCATCGAAGAGTGGCTGGATAGCCCCCAAACGAGTTTGTACTACAGCCTTCAGGTGATGGCAGACTCGCAAGACAAGACCAGTGCATACGCTGCGTTGGATGAGTCTGAAGTTGACGATTATCTGGATTCAATCCTTAACGATCCAGCCCCTTCTTGTAATTGTGGAGAGTAATGAACCCCTATCAGAAACTGCTTGATAAAAAACGTAAGTGGACCCCTGTTCAAACCACCGCTGGAGCCCTTGTTGATGGAGCCGAAGAAACAATTTACCGAGCCTTGGCTATCCGCCACATGGAACTCCCGGTGGGTTCGTTCATTGAATCTGCACTTAGTGAGATTCCAGCTCTATCGGCAGAGCTGCTCCGATCTAATGTCAAAGACGAGGAAAATCACGATCTGGCTCTCAGCTACATTGCCAACTCGCTTGGCACTGATGCTCAAGCTGAAGAAGAGGCCCTCCGACTTAGAGCTGCTTGGGAGGCGCATCCAGACCATACTGTGGTTAAAGCCCTTGTCGCTGAGCGTGCAATCTTCTTCGTACTACTGCCCTTCTTTAGGTTTAATGGTGACCCTAGTCTTAGGACCGTTTCCGCTGACATCAGCAGGGACGAAAGAGTCCATGTTGCTGCAAACAGCCTTGTCTGCGAAGAACTGGGACTAAAGCCCTCTCAATCGCTGGATAAGCTACGCAAAGCAACAATCAACTGGGTGATGCAGCCCCTTAAGAATTCCTTAACCTCTCAATACCTCAACAAAAATTTTTGGCTTGATGCCAGTGACCGCTTGATGTATGAGGGTAAAGCCCCCGAACTTTCTGAGACCAAGCGTGGTCGGATGATTAGCTTCTTTGAACATGACAACCGCAACCTCCCAATGTACGGCTAAGCAGTAATGCAATCTCCTACCTCGCTAAATATGCTTGAGGTCAAGGGCCTCCAGCTATCCACACTCATTCAACAACTAGAAGAAAACTTTCCACCAATCAACCCCCACCCTGACAACCCGATTAACTTGATCATGTATCGATCAGGTCAACGGAGTGTAGTCGAGTGGATACAACAACAACTCAGTGAAGACTAATGTGTTTCTCAGCACCAAAGCCTCCTTCTCCTCCTCCTCCGCCTCCGTTGGCACCAGCTCCTCCTCCGCCTCCGAGACCTGAGCCTCCTGCTCCTGCTCCACAGCCTATTCAATCAGCAAAGGAAGAGCCAACCCTCAGGCAGAACCGTAGTAAGAAGGACATCCAAGGTTCCCTGTCTAAAGGTTCTTCTCAACTGAAGATCCCCCTCAACACTGGCTCTAGCACTGGAGGGTTGAACCTGTGAAAGCTAAGAGCCGTTACGACAAACTCGTTGGTAACCGCTCTCAGTTCCTAGATACTGCTGTTGTATGTAGTCGCCTCACTCTTCCGTATCTGATCAGTGAGGACACAAAGCCTAGCAACCATGCTAACTTCTTCACTCCTTGGCAGAGTGTTGGAGCCAAGGGTGTAGTCACACTCGCATCCAAGTTGATGCTTGCTCTGCTACCCCCTCAGACTACATTCTTCAAACTACAGATTCGTGATGACAAACTTGGTACTGAACTCCCAGCAGAGGTACGGTCTGAACTAGACCTATCCTTCTCTAAGCTAGAGCGTATGGTGATGGATTCCATCGCTGCCTCTAGTGATCGAGTTACAGTACACCAAGCCATCAAACATCTTGTAGTTGGTGGTAATGCCCTCCTTTACATGGGCAAGGATGGTCTCAAGCACTTCCCCTTAAACCGTTACGTTGTTAACCGTGACGGTAACGGGAACATCCTAGAGATCGTTACAAAAGAACTGATTGATCGCTCCCAACTGGAGATCCCCGATGTCCTCCCCAACGCACCTGGCGAGGATGGTAATAAAGAAGGTGCAGATGACAACGACGTTGAGGTTTACACCTACGTTCGACTAGAGAGTGGTCGATGGGTATGGCATCAGGAAGCATTCGATAAGGTACTTCCTAACAGCCGTAGCACTGCACCTAAGAACTCTAGTCCGTGGCTTGTCCTCCGTTTTAATACAGTCGATGGTGAAGACTATGGACGAGGTAGAGTCGAAGAATTCCTTGGCGATCTCCGTGCCCTAGAAGCCCTCTCACAGGCTTTGATTGAAGGGACGGCAGCAGCAGCCAAGGTGATCTTTACAGTGTCTCCTAGCTCCACCACGAAGCCTCAGACGATCGCTAACGCAGGCAACGGTGCCATCGTTCAAGGCAGACCTGATGACATTGCAGTGATCCAAGTAGGGAAGACTGCTGACTTCAAGACTGCACAAGAAATGGTGACCATGCTAACGCAGCGTATCAGCGAAGCGTTCCTGGTCATGAACGTAAGGAACAGCGAACGCACAACCGCTGAAGAAGTCCGCATGACTCAGATGGAACTAGAGCAACAGTTGGGAGGCCTATTCTCCCTGCTGACTGTTGAGTTTCTGGTTCCGTACCTTAACCGTAAGCTGATGGTACTGCAACGTGACGGTGAACTCCCTAAGATCCCCAAAGATTTGGTGAAGCCAACCATCGTTGCTGGTATCAACGCTCTTGGTCGTGGTCAAGACCGTGAATCCCTTACTGCTTTCATTGGAACCATTGCACAAACAATGGGGCCAGAAGCAATGATGAAGTACATCAACCCTGAAGAAGCTATCAAGCGTCTTGCCGCTGCTCAAGGTATCGATGTCCTCAACCTCGTGAAGACTGCAGAAACTATGCAGCAGGATCTAGCTAAGCAACAGCAGCAAGCGATGCAGCAATCCCTGGTGGATCAAGCTGGTCAGTTTGCTAGCTCACCTATGGCTGATCCCTCTAAAAACCCACAACTATCACAGATGTTCGGTGGACAAGCTAACCCCCAGCAAGCCACAGCGGGTCAAGAAGGACCCCCTGCCCCCAGTCAGCCAGCCTGACACCTCTGGTACCAGTAACAAGTACCAGCGTAAACAAAAGATTGGTGTTCCAACTATTGGAGTACCACCCAACAAGGTCACTTCTGTTGGCCTTGGCAAACTCACTGTAGAAACCACCACTTATGGCGACACCAAGTACACTCCCTGATTTGAACCTACGAGGAAGCACATCAAAAATATCTATCCACTAAGAATTTGCCATGTCCCCCACTTTGACCTACGACCCTACTGAACCCCAAGAGGGTGAGTTCAACGAAGAAGAACTTGATGCTCTAGCGGTAGGTGAGCAGCTAGCACAGGAGGAAGCTAACCTCCTGGCTGGTAAGTTCCGTGATGCTGATGAATTGGAGCAAGCCTACCTTGAACTCCAACGGAAACTTGGTTCCCGTGATGATGAAGATCCTGAACAGGTAGAGGAGGCAGAGGAAGAAGAGGAGTATGAGTACAGCCCTGGTGCTGCTCTCATTCAAGAAGCCTCTGCTGAGTACTACCAAAACGGTGGTCAGCTCTCCGAGGAGACGCTAGCTAAGTTCTCTGAGTTGTCTAGCCAGGATCTGGTTAGGGCATACATGGAGATGCAAGCTAACGCTCCTCAACAACAGATCGAGACTGTTGATCTCAGTGAGCGAGAAGTGAACTTCATTCAGAACTCTGTCGGCGGTGAACAGTCCTACGCACAGATGGTGCAGTGGGCTGCTGATAATCTCGACCCATCCTACGTCGATGCTTTCGATAACGTCATTGAGTCTGGCAACCTGCAAGCTATTCAGTTGGCTGTTGCTGGTCTTCGTTCCGAGTACGAACGATCAGTTGGGTATGAAGGTGAGCTGTATTCTGGTAAGGCAGCACGACAACAGACAGATGTCTTCCGCAGTCAAGCAGAAGTTGTCCGTGCAATGAGTGATCCTCGGTACGAACAAGACCCTGCATACCGTCAAGACATCTTTGAAAAGCTTGAACGTTCCAACATCCAATACTAATGACTGTAATTACTGAAGAGCGCAACCGTCAAAACATTTACGCAATCGAACCCCCCATCATCATGACTGATCATCCTTACGGTGTACCTCACAATGAACGCGCTGAACTCCTCAACGGTCGCCTTGCTATGCTTGGCGTCGTGGCTGCTATTGGCGCTTACGCTGTGACTGGTCAACTGATTCCTGGTATCTTTTAAGTATTGG